GAAGGTTTCAGAATGCGCGAATTAGAAGACGGCAAGTTCTTATAAAACAATAAGGAGTGATACGATGGCAGGTCAATGGGATCCAACCAATCTACCGATTAAGCCAGGTCTTTATATCAATTTTAAAGAAGCGGCAGTCGCACAAATTACAGGCGGCGCGTTCGGAATCGTCGGAATGCCTTTATTCACGTATTCAGGCGGAACTGCTACAGCGAAGCAATTTTACACAGTTAAGAACGAAGCGGAAGCAGCGACTCTATTCGGTAGCACTAATATTCAACCGATTAAATTTGCGCTTCAAGCAGGCGCAGCAGAAGTACTTGTTTACGCAATGCCAGCGACACCTGCAACGCAAGATTATACAGACATGCGCACAGCTTTCGAAGCACGTCCGTTCAACGTCTTCGTATACCCAAGCAAAGTAACAAATACAGAGCAAGACAACACTTTAACGTGGTGTAAGTCGAACAAAGTGGAAGGTAAGCACTTCATGGTCGTATTCGGCGGCGATGCTACAACGGACCAAGACCCAGCAGTAGGTAACGCGAGTTCATCACGCCTTGAAGACGATTACGCAGTTAACGTCATTGTCGGCGTTGTTATTGAAGGCGTCAATTATACGTCTAGCTCCTTTGCTCCTTATGTTGCTGGTCTGATCGCAGGTAAGCAAATCAACCAAGCGATTACTTACTCGGTACTACCTGTTGACGACGTAACTAAACGATTACGTAATAGCGAAATCAAAACAGCGCTTGAAGCAGGTTCGTTAGTCATTTCACATGATGGCGAAAAAGTAAAAGTCGAGCAAGGCTTAACGACAAGCGGTAAGAAGATTCGTTCGATTCGCGCTCGTCAAGCAATCGCTACTGATCTAGCGAAAGCAGCACGCGATAACTACATCGGTCAGATTTCAAATAACGAAGCAGGTCGGAATGCTCTAATTGCGGCTATTTCGGCGTACCTTGAAACGCTTGAAGACGAAGATGTACTTATCTTACCAAACGTTGAAGAAAACCCTCCGGTTCAGTTAGATGCGACGCGTGAATCCGTAGGTGACTCTGTTTTCTTAGTTATTAACTATACAGAAGTGGATTCGATGGAGCGTATTCTCATCAACATCCAACTATAAGGAGGCGGAATAGATGGCATTAGATGCTACAAGAACACTGAGTGGTACGATGTGCAAAATTTATCATAACGGTAAATGGGTTACAAACGCTAAAGGCGTCGAACTACAAGGCGAAATTAATTACGAAGATATTCCACGCGCAGGTAACCGCGCATTAGGTAAAAAAGCTACGACTATCGAATGGACTGGAACACTAACTAACTACAAAATCAACCATGACTTTATTAAAGCTATTTCACAAGTCCGTCACGAAAACAAAACAGCTTATGTTACGGAATTAATGGTCGAAATTAACGATCCAGAAAGCCCGGACAGCAAAGCTTGGATTCGTGTAAAAGGCGTTCAATTCAGCACAATCCCACTTCTTAACTTTGAAGTTGGGTCAATCGTAGAAGAGGAATTACCGTTCTTCTTCACGGACTACCAATACGTTTAATCAATACGGCGGGCTTCGGCTCGCCTTTAAATTTGAAAGCAACCGAAAGGATGATTATATATGGCAAAGAAAAAATCGAACGCACTAGAGGCACTACTAAGCGCTAATCCCGACGTACAAGAACCGGTTTACATTAAACGATTAGATACAGACTTTATACTTAAAGCGCTAAATCAAGACGAATTAACTTCTGCGCAAGAAGAAGCGACTTTTGACGACGTTACTAACGATACTGAGATGAACAATTTAATTATCGCTAAGAGCTGTGTCGAACCTAACTTCGAAGACCCCGCATTACTTGAACATTACGGAGCTCGCGACGCTGGCGATTGCGTTAAAAAGGCACTAAAAGTTGGAGAAATCGTACTACTTTCGCAAAAGGTCTTAGAAGTTAGCGGATTCGATACGACTCCTAGTCAAGCAAAAAAATAATTCGGGACAGCGACAAAGCGTGGACGATTCACGTTATCTCTCAACATTATAAGATTCCGATGCATGAGGTATATACGTGGACCGACGGTCAAAGACTTATGAGTTACGCGTCGATCGCTGTCCTTAACGAAGACGAAGAAAAAGCGAGAAAAGAATCGGAGAGGAGGTCGAAATAATTGGCGTATGATTTAACCGCCGTCTTAACACTTAGAGATAATTTTAGTCGCCAAATGAACGGCGCACTCCGAAGCATGCGAGAAATGGACCGTAATACGCGGACAACTAGCGCAAGTATATCTAATTTACGAAACGTAGGTCGAAACTCCTTTGGCGGACTTACTTCCGCAATCGGATCAACTGCAGCACAACTCGGAATTGTAGCCGGTGCCGCGGGTGCTGTCGGAATCGCATTCAGCGGAATTCAAAAAGCAATGGACTTCGAATCGCAGATGTCAACTATTAAAGCATTAACGGGTGCCTCCGCCGCAGAAATGAAAAAGATGACAGATTTAGCGATGGAGATGGGCGCCAAGACAAAGTACAGCGCGCTTGAAGCGGGTCAAGGTATCGAAGAATTGCTAAAAGCCGGTCTTACGCCTGCACAAGTAAAAGCAGGAGGACTAGAGTCTGCGTTAAACTTAGCAACAGCAGGAGGACTAGATCTCGCAAAGGCTTCCGAAATTATGTCAACGGCATTGAACTCGTTTAAAGATGATGCAATGTCAGCGTCCGATGCGGCGAATATCTTAGCAGGTACAGCAAATGCCTCGGCCACATCCGTAGAAGAGTTACAATACGGGATAGCACAGGTAGGTGCAGTCGCTTCAGGTATTGGTATGAGCTTTAAAGATGTCAATATTGCAATGGGACTATTCGCGAACAATGGTTTGCGCGGAAGTGACGCAGGTACGTCACTCAAAACGATGTTAAGTAACTTAGAACCTAAGACAAAGAAAGCAAACGAAGCGATGATGGATTTAGGAATTGTTACTAGAGATGGATCTAATGCTTTTTACGATTCACAAGGAAATATTAGATCGATGGCATCTATCGCTGGAACGTTACAAAAATCAATGAAAGGATTAACAGCTCAACAACGTCAAGTGTATTTGTATTCGATGTTCGGTAGTGACGCAATACGTGCTGGTAATATCCTGTTCAAAGAAGGCGCGGAAGGCGTTAAGAAATTCACTAGTGAGATGTCTAAAGTAACTGCGTTAGACGTTGCGAAAGAGAAAATGAACAACGCAGCTGGAGCCGTCGAGCAGTTTAAAGGCGCACTTGAAACATTCCAAATCGCAGTACTTACTCCATTAATGCCTCTGATTAAAGAAGCCGCATTAAATATGGCTAACTTTATCGGAAACCTCAAACCGGAACAGATCAAAGCATTTTCTGACACAGTTACAAGCGGATTTACAACTGCGTACAACATCATCTCGACGTTTGCTAAATTCGTAATTGAAAACTGGCCTTTGATTAAAGAAGCGATCATCGCAGGTACAGCAGCGTTTGTCGCATATAAAGGAGCCGTTGTCGCACTAACAGTTATTTCTACTCTCATTAAGTTGATGCAATCATACCGAGCTGTAGCAGCGACAATGACTATAGCACAATGGGCACTTAATACAGCAATGGCGGCGAACCCTATCGGACTCGTAGCTCTAGCAATAGCGGGACTAGTTGCGGCGGGTGTACTTCTATACCGTAACTGGGATACGGTGAAAGCGAAAGCAATTGCTCTCTGGAATAAGCTGGGCGTGTTAAGGTCGATTCTTACAAATTTACCCGGTCCGTTCGGTCAAGTCATTTCGGCTGGTATTCGAATCATGAGTAACTGGGATTCAATCAAATCGAAAGCGTCTTCCGTATTCGGAGCCGTTGGAAGATTCATAGACGGAGTAAAATCTAAATTCAACGGATTCGTCAGCGCAGTAAAAAGCTTTAAAATGCCAAGTTTCAAAATGCCAAGTATCGGAAGTATTAAATCCGGAGGCGGCGGAAAGAAAGATAAATCGTCATACCACGGTGAATCTTACGTACCACGTAACGGCATGATGTACCGACTTCACCAGGGCGAACGTGTCCTAACGAAGAAGGAAAACCGCCAATTCTCGAAGGGTGCAGGCAACAGCGTAATAATCAACATGGGCGGAATGACTGTCCGTGAGGAAGCCGACATCGACAGGGTTGCATCGGCATTAGCACGAAAAATCTATTTAGCAGGGGAGGCAGGCGCATAATATGGCGATCGAATTTTGGTTAACAAACGAACGAAATACGGAGCGTGTACGTCTGCCGGTTAATCCTGCAACGATTACAGTTTCGTCTCCATTCGAATACAACGACGTAACTATTGCTAACTTCGGTGAAGCAACTATCTTCGGCGACCGCGGCTTAAAAGAGTTTTCGTTTGAGACGTTTTTTCCTGCGAGATACAATCCGGTTTACTGTTCCTACAAAGGATTCAAGGCGCCGTATACTTACGTAGCAATAATCGAGAAGTGGCGCGACTCAAAACTACCGATTCGTCTTATCGTAACCGGTACGAAAATCAACTATCTCGTAACTATTCGCGACTTCTCATACGAAGTGGAACGGGCGGGCAATCCTGGCGACATTTACTTTTCGATTTCATTTAAACAGTTCCGTTGGCTATCCGTTCGATATGAAGCTACGAAAACGACACGACCTCCAAGTAATAAGAAGACACAACGTATTTATACGACAGTTCAGAACGATATTCTCCTACACATCGCAAGACGGTTTTATGGGAACGACAATAAATGGATCGACATCTATAACGCCAACAAAACAAAAGTTAAGAAGCACGCTTATCTAGTAATTAAACCGGGCACGAAGTTGGTGATTCCGTAATGGCTACATCTAAATATAACGTACAAAGTGGGTACGATACTGACCGTATTAATTTATCCATTTTTTATTACGAAGGCAATCAAATGACGGTTGTAAACGACATGAATATGGGCGTATCTATTTCGGGCGATTTAACGCAATGTAGTCGTAAGTGTGAGATATCGCTTATTAATACGGTCGACGGACAGAAGCGCAAAGTTTACTTTAAGTTAGGACGAAAGATTCGTATTATGGCGGGAAAAGAGGAGCTATTTCAGGGAATCATCTTTGGATATGATATTGACGATAGAGGGCAAGAAACAATCACCGCATACGACGCGAATCATTACTTAACGAAAGTTTCCGATAGTTTTAGATTCGATAATAAGAAGGCGTCTGATATCGTCAAATACCTCTGCAAACGATTCGGTATTAAAATGGGGAAGATTTCGGATACTGGCTACGTTATCCCTAAGTTGATTCTACGCGATAAAACGCTATGGAATGTAATTATTATTGCGCTAACTGAGACTTGGCAGAAAAATAAACGTCAATTCTCGCTTCAGTCAAAAGGCGGCGTACTCAACTTAGTTGAGCGGAAAGAACAGCTCACGCGAATGTATATCGAAGACGGCAAGAACTTGATCGGCGCAACGTACAGCACGAACATGGACGACGTGAAAACGCAAGTCAGTTTAACGGGCGGGGACGAAGAAAAGCCGATTCACGCATTCGCCGTAGATACCAACGCCAAAAACGTATACGGAACGATGCAGCACTACGAACATGTTAGCGAAGTAACCGACACGAAAAAACTGCAGGCACTCGCTAAAAGCATGTTACCGCAGATAAATAAGCCGGAACAGGAATTCGACGTAGAATCACTCGGAATTATGAACGTCATAAGCGGAACCTCTATTTTAGTTCGCGAATCTATGACGCAGATTTCCGGGGCTTTTTACGTTGTCTCAGATACGCATAACTATCAGCCAGACGGATTCCATACGATGTCTCTTAAACTATCGCGTACATTTGATATTCCGGTAGAAGATTACGATCCACCGGAAGAGAAGAAGGCGACAGCGGCTAGCGGCAGTAGCTCTGGCGGAACAACAACTACGACTACTGTAACGCTTAAAGGCGGTAAGGCTAAAGTGCCTCAGATTGTCCGTAAATGGGAGCCGACAGTTCGTAAATACGCTAAACAGTACGGCATCGAGGGTTATACCGAATTGCTACTCGCATTCATGATGCAAGAGTCAGGCGGCCGTTATCCGGATCTGATGCAGTCGAGCGAGTCGTTGGGGTTAGGGCGAAATGTATTGCGATATGAAGCATCAATTAAACAAGGCGTTAAGTACTTCGCGAATACGTTGAAGAAATCTAAAGGCGAAGCAAAACTCGCTCTACAGGCGTACAACTTCGGCGAAGGCTTTATTCCTTACGCATTAGCACGCGGCGGATATTCGATGGCAAACGCAAAATCATTCTCGGCCATGATGGCGAAGAAGCACGGTTGGAAACGTTACGGTGACGTTAACTATGTTCCACATGTACTTCGTTATTATACGGGCTCTCTGACACCGGTAAAAACTACGACTACCACAACGACAACTACGAAAGTTACGAACAGCACCGGATTTATTCGACCGTGTGAAGGCGTCGTGACGAGCGAAATGAAACAACGTTGGGGCAGAGCGCATGAAGGACTTGATATTGCGAAAGCCGGAACCGTTCCAATTAAGGCGGCAGCAAGCGGAACAGTTTCGAAATCTTATGTATCGGCATCTTATGGCGAAGTTATCTTTATCGTCCATAACATCAACGGTCAGACGTTCGAAACAGTTTACGGTCATATGCGTAAAGGTTCACGTCGATTTAAAGAAGGCGACAAAGTAAATCAAGGAACGCAAATCGGCCTAATGGGAAGTACCGGACGATCAACCGGCCAGCATTTACACTTCGAGATACACAAAGGACGCTGGAAGAATCCGGTCAATCCGCGTAACTATATCAAATTCTAAGGAGGCGACAGTATGACAAAACCGCAAGGAAATGGAGCTTCGCAGTTGGTTCAATTAATACGACTACACGGTCATAACAAGGACATTACTTTCGAGTTAGGTACGGTCACGTCTGCGCCTCCGGAAGTTGCTATTCGTTTAGATAGTGTCGAATTTGACCTTGATAAGAGCGACTTAATTTTTGCTAGTAGAGCGACTGAATCGTTACAGCAGGACGACCGTGTTATCGTAGCTTGTGACGAGGAACATAAAGTATTCTACGTAATAGATAAGGCGGTGATTTATTAATGCCTTTAGTACCGGATTTTAGCGAAGAGGAGTTGGCGGAACTACTTGCCGAAGCGGAAGCGCAAGAGACTGTCCAACCTTCGAAAACATACAAAATCGACTTTGAAAACGGCCGTATTGGCGGATTCATTGACGAAACAGAAGCGTTAAAGCAAGCCGTTCAGAAGGCGTTAATTACAGCCCGAGAACGGTTTTCTATTTATACGGACCAGTACGGTTGCGAGATAGACGACTTAATCGGAACGAGTGTCACTAGAGCACTTATTGAAACGGAGATTCCTCGTTTAATAGAAGAGGCGCTTATTTACGACGACCGTATAGACAGTATATCCGATTTAGAAACTTCGATGTTAGGCGATACGGTTACAATCTCGTTTACTCTCGTCTCTATTGACGGAGAAGAAATTACATTCGAAGCATTGGAGGTGTAAAGATGACGCTTTTTGATGGCGAAACATATGAAACTATTCTCGATAGAATGCTAGCGCGAGTACCTTCCGACATCGACAAGCGAGAAGGTTCAGTTGTATACGACTTACTCGCGCCGGTAGCGATTGAGTTTGCGCAGGGGTATGTCGAAATGGATAACGTACTAGACCTCGGATTTGCCGAATCAACGTATGGCGAATTCCTCGACCGCAAAGTACTCGAGCAGGGACTGGTACGTAAAGAAGCAATTAAGGCGACCGGTGAGATTACGTTTGCGGGTCCGGAAGATTTAGAGATTCCGTTAGGCACACGCGTAACGACTGAAGACGATATTTCGTTCCTTACGACAGAATCAGTTACGGTTACTAACGGATCCGCAACGGCACCAGCTGAAGCGGAGGTCGGAGGCGTTGACGGAAACGTAAGTGCAGGCATGGTCACAAACACGGACCTTTCCGAAGTTGAAGGTATTATCAGCGCTACCAATGCGAAAGACTTCAGCGGCGGCGTGGACGAAGAATCAGACGAAACCTTATACGCTCGCTATCTCGAATTCGTACAGCGCCCTATTACGTCAGGTAATAAATATCAATACGAATTATGGGCGAAGGAGATTCAAGGTATCGCGGTTGCGACTTGTTATCCGTTGTGGAACGGGCCCGGCACCGTGAAATTAGTCGTAGTAAATAATGACAACCGAAGCCCTGCGCAGTCTGTTATCGACGAGGTAGCGGATCACATCGAAGAAGTAAGACCGGTAGGGGCTGACGTAACAGTAGTCGGAGTTACCGAAATCACGATCGACGTGGTTGCAACGATTACGCCGAATGATTCCAGCGACACTTCAACGATTAGGAATTCCGTTATGGAGCATGTCGAGACGTATCTTAAAACATTTACAACGGGTAATCAGATCGTTCGTTATTCACAAATTGGCAACGCCATTCTCGACTCAGATAACGTTATCGACTTCACGGGCTTAACGGTAAATGGAGGGACGGCTAACATCGCTATTGAATCCGACCAAGTACCGGTTATTGGTTCTGTAAATATAACGATTAACTAAAGGAGGAAAACGCATGACAGCAATGAGCAATTATTTAGAAAACGTACTAATTAACACGACTTTACGTGGTCAAACATATACGGCGCCTACATTCGTGTACTTAGCGCTATTTACAAGTGATCCCACGGATGCAGCAACAGGTACAGAAGTATCTGGCGGAGGATATCTTCGTCAGACTATCTCGTTCGGAATTCCGTCGAATGGTGCATCATCTAGTGGTTCAGACGTAATTTTCCCTATCGCTACAGCAAGCTGGGGAACCGTTACACATATTGCGATTTATGACGCACAGACTGCCGGAAATATGCTCTACTACGGTCAATTAACTGCTTCTAAAACCATCGCATCGGGCGACCAATTAAGGGTGGCGGCCGGAGACATTACCGTCACACTAGCGTAAAGGTGGTGGAGTAAATGGCGGAAATATTACTCGGCCTTACTCAGATTAATACTTCGACTGCAGTTTCCGGAAACATGCGATTAATTCAGCCGTTGAATGCTTCGATTAGTGGTTCCGCAACGAATACCGCAAACACACCGTTTATACGTAAATATGTAAAAGCAGACGTCAGAGCTACAAACGCAGCAATGACTGGCTCCATGCGAAGATTCAAAACGATAAGCGCCGACCTAGTTTGCGAATCAACACTAGACGCTTATTGGGCGGTGCGTAATATTCGCCAGGACATGGGCGACTACATGCCGACTTACTATAAGGACATCCGTGAGGCGGCTGCGATCATCCAGACGGAAGCGAACGAAATTACTCGTATGCGAGCGCAGTTAAACAAAGTATTCGATAACTTCTTTATCGTAAGCTCTGAGCCGATGCTTGACCGTTGGGAGGCGTTGTTGAACCTTACGGCTGGCGGCCGTGACTTAGCTTCGCGACGTCAGCGTATTATGGCGAAGCTACAAGGCGCAGGCACATCGACAATCGGCGCAATCAAAGCGTTAGTTGATTCGTTCTACACGTGTAAGGTTAGCGAAAAGAATCGCGAAAATACAATCGATATTTTAATTACAGGCTATCGCGGTATTCCGAAGAACTTTCCGGACATCGTGGAAGCAGTTAACGAAATCATTCCGGCTCACTTGGCAGTACGATTCGCATTTTCATATGTTCCTTGGGAAGAAGCGGAATCCTCATTCATGGAATTTTATGACGTAGATAATGTGAAGTGGGAGACGTTAGAAGTTTCGTATCCGCAACCACCAACGACTCGCTTAACTTGGACGCAGTTAGAAACGATGCAGCAAGCGCAAACGGATATCATTCAATTCAGCGTAGATGATACGCGACTAAAATTCGACTAAGGAGGCGATGTTGAGTGGCGTCTAATCAAACGGCCAATCTCGGCCTCAATAAATGGGAACCGACCGATTTTATCAAGCGCGACGAATTTAACGCTAACTTCGATAAGATTGACACGGAAATTACAGCACGGTATAAAACGTCTGACTTTACCGGCAATAATATCATTACGAAAATAAATGACGGCGCAACGATAGTAAAAATTGATCCGACGAAGATTACTTTTGCGAACGCCGTACCTGCGCTCAGTAATATTACGCCCGCGCTAGGAACGGTTACTTCCGGGACATTAAACGGCGTAACGATTAACAATGCGACGGGCTCATTTAACGGTGATGTCGTAGCGAAGACACTTTCCGTTACATCAAACGTTATTAGTTTCGGTACATCTACGACAAGTATGGATAACACCGGAAATACGATGCGTTTAAAACAGAGCGATGCAAACTACTTCTCAATTAACGCTAACGGCGATCATATCCACTGGAAAGATAATAAGATGGTCCTTCGTATTGAGACTACGCCAGATAATCATTACATCCTTAAAAGCGGCTGGGTCGGATTAAAATTCCTAACGAACAGTTACTCGATTCAAGCTCGCCTAAATGACGATTCTGACTACGCCGACTTTTCCGGCAAGAACTTCAGAGCAACGGGTAGTTTCTACGGAATCGGAAACATGAATATCGAAAGCACAAACGGTTACGCTGCCGTAAACGCAGTCGGAAGTAATTCCCTTGTTTATCTGCGCAGTACTAGCGAGACTCGCGTGGTAGATTCGAATGATTTCGGAACATACCGCCCTATTCGTGCGTCTGCCTTTCCGACAAACTCGTCCGTTACAGCAAAGACGAATATCAAGCCGTTTACCGAAGAGGCTACACCGTTGCTTAAAGACGTAAATATCTATCAGTATTACCTACAAAGCGACATTGATAACGGCATTTACGATAAGCAAAAAATCGGAATGATTAGCGAAACGGTTCCGGCATTGATTCGAGATGAGAAAGGCGTAGATGTATATACCTTTTCTTCAATAACGTTTAAGGTTTGTCAGGAACAGCAAGCGGTCATCGAAGCACAAACGAAAAGAATAGACGATTTAGAGGCCGCGTTAGGTGCGATGACAGATACGATACAAACTATTTCGGGAGGAATTGAAGAATGAACGAATTACAACTTGATCCGCAACTATTAATCGAAGAATATGCGAAGTCAGACGCTGAGTTACGCCAACAACTGCACGCGTATAAAGCGTTAGTTCGCCAATTACAGGCGCAGTTACAAGAGCAGAAGCCTGAATCTGACGACGAGAAGTAATAACGAAGTATGAACGCCTAAAGGCTCGCATTAACTTGCGGGCTTATTTGCGTTGTATAAATGAGAGGAGTCGATTGGATGGCATCGAATAAAACACCGAATCTAAGCTTGGATGTATGGGCGGAGACAGACTTTTTTAAACGTGCGGAATTAAACGGGAACTTTGATAAAATCGATGAGGCGGTAAAAGAGAATACGCAACAAACCGAAGTTTCCTTGATGCGAAACACGCACTATGTCGCATTACTAGAATATGAATCGCTAAAGGTTGCGGTTACCGGAGGTTACGATTGGCTTCCAGTATTTAATGCGGCTATCGCAGAAGCTAAACGTATCTATGGAAAAGTTGTCGCGCCAGCAGGAACGTTTGATTTCTACGGAACTATCCTTTTACCTGACGCTGTAGGGTTCATTGGAGCGGGCGAGAGTCCAAACGGAACGGTATTGAGTTATAAGGGCGCTACGGGAGTATGGGCGGTAAAGACCAGCGGATTACATCAGCGGAATATGTTATCGGGATTTAGGCTCGAATTAAATAGTCGTGCAAACGGTATTATGCTAGGTGATTATTATGCGAACCTTCCTGCGAATCAAGTACCGATCACGTTCGACCTTTCGGATATAGCTGTTACTAGTATCGGGAGTGCATATACGGGAGTAACTACCGTAAACGCGTCGCATTATACATTCCGAAAAGTTAATATCGGATATGGAACGACCGAAGGTAGAGGCTTATTTATTACGGCTGATTATTACAACAGCGGAGTCGGAACATTTATCGATTGTACGTTAGGCCGAGTTGAAGGTAATAGCGTCGGATTAGAAATTAGCGGTACAGTTAACTTAGATGGGTTCAATTTCCTCAATTGTTACTATGGTGGAAAAACACCTATCAAACTAGGTAGTACTGATACAATCATTCGGAATATTAATTTAAGTGGTCATGCTGAAGGTAAAAACGCAGGGAACACAGTTAATTTAATGGAGATTAATAATGTTATTGTCGGTAATATTACAGGAATGACTTTTGCAGGTTTTGGTGCGGCGAACACAAACGCTATCTCTTTTAAGGGTTCTGTCGAAAAACTCAATGTAATGGGGTGCGAAGTCAACGGAGTTATGGGAGCGGTATTTAAAAACGACGGAGCAACTCTGATAGAGGACTGTATGTTGCAGGCTGGACGATTAACTAACGGTTCAACTGCTACTCAGTTCGTCAATATTTCGGACAAAAACTTCAAATTCTCTACACGTCGCTATATTACGGAAAACATTAACGTAAAGACGCTTTACAGTGTAGATGGGGTTATTAAGGAATACTGGGCAAGTACTCCCGACACCACGCAAGGACATACAAGGGGGGATACCGTGAAAAACACGCTGCCTTCCCGCGTGAAAAACATCTCTCATTGGAAATGTGATGCAACAGGAAGTCCGGGTACGTTTATAGCTTACGGGACAGGTTGGGGAACACAATCAGAACGAGACGGGTTAACCCTAACTTCTAATGATAAAGGATATCGCTTCAAATTAACTAACAGTGCTTTGACTACAAATATATGGGACGGAACCCAATGGATATAAGTTGATGATTTTTTTAAAAAATCCACATCTAGTTCGATGTGGATTTTACTGTTAGTTATTAATATTAGCTATTTCAGTTTTTTCTCTTTCTTGCAAAAGTGAAACTACAAACCCTATAACAATTATCAGAATACCGGAATAATTAAGACCTAACGTAGCCTCTTGGAATGAAGAAACTAATAGTAAAGCAAACATGATTCCAGTTAATACAATGAGATTATATTCGATTTTACCCTTATAAGCAAACTTTAGCAGATACTTAATACACCCTATAAAGAAAATCAGATAAAGCAAGATACCTGGGTATCCTAATTGATATATAAGTGAACCTAAAAAGCTTTCTGTTCCCATACTAGAAACTTCCCAGGCTGGTATACCTTCTAACATCGCGTAGTAAACACCGCCTGAACCAATACCGTTGCCTAATGGGTGTGTCGGGGAATTTATCAAGGGTTGAATAAACCCTTCGAAGTGAACAATAGCACTCGATCTAAACCCACTATTGTAAGCTATCAGAAAAAATATAGTCAAAAATACCAATAGCGGGGTAACAAATGTTCTTGGTCTTATCTTGGCGACATACAAGAAAAATACCCATACAAGTGTTAATAAAAAAATAGCAAGAGCGCCCTTTCCTAATGTAAGTAATAGTCCGACAAATAAAAGTACTCGAATAAAAATAATTGGTACGTTTTTCTTCATAAATAGAGTACAAAGTAACGCAACCATTAAGAAATAACTAGCTGTAATAACATCAAAGAAGATAGAGAACATCCGCGGAACCATGTAAGGGCCTAAAGGAGTATCCCAGTTAGGGTCCCCGCCGTCTAATCCTTTTGCTTCTAATACGTATTTTAGATTGAACCAATCTTGCCAAATATGCGAGTCACGTCCAATACTATTAAAGATGATTCCGAATATAACCGAAATTACTCCTAACCATATAGTCATTTTGAACACAGTATAAATTTTTTTAGGTGTTTTTTTCATCCCGTAATAGACTAATCGACCTAAAAAATAACATACAAATAAGATTAAATAAGAGCGTATGTAGAAAAACTTACTTTCTGAGTTCGCTACAGAAGGGAGAACAAAACTAATTCCAATCCACAGTAAAAGTAGTATAAAAACTTTTTCAAATTTAAGCCATTTAATGTGCTTTTTAAACTTCATATAAAGATACATCAAAATGAGTCCAGCTAATACTTCTTTATATATAAACAAAAGTTTAATATTATTCCCACTTGTTTGATAATCAGAAAAGGTGTTACCTAACCCTACCAAAACGTTTTGGAATGCGATTGAAAATACTATATGATAAAGAAGGTAAACTGGTTTTTTGAAGTAAGATGTAATTAATATTACGAATACAAAACTGTTAAGAATCAGTAGTAAAAATCCTATCTTAGGGTTTTGTAAGTTTGATATCAAGCAGTATAAAAACGTGTGTAATATAAGGAATATCAGATAGTAAGCTAGAGTTTTATCAAGGTCATATGACCGGTAATAATTCGCTTCTATCTCTGCAGGTCTATTCATTAAAATAACTTCCTCTCAATCCTAGTTATGTTAATGTTATTATAAATTACATTAATAGTAAATTCTACATGTTTTTAGCACCTTATGAATTACTACTATATAACTATTTATCAAAAAGAGGGTCATATGACTTGAAAGGCGCCTAATTGGGCGTCTTATTTACGTTTATTTTGAAAGGAGGTGCGCAAATTGTCCGAACCAACTAATCGAGAGTTTGACGTAGCAATCGCATTGGCTCGTCTAGAAACGAAGTTAGACTGGGCGATGGAATCGCGGAGTAAAGCGGAAGAGGCTGACAAGAAAGCAGAACACGCAACGGCCCTCGCAAACGAAAACGCAAGAGACATCTCGCAATTATCTACAACGATTAAATGGGCGATTGGTATCGCGGTTTCACTATTCGTAGGAATAGGCGGAATCGTAGTATCAATCGTTTTTTAATTGCGGTCGGACAGCCGCGCCTCTCTCTCCAAAGTATTGCGGCGCCGACACTACGTTTATTGTACAACGAAAACAAATCGAAGGGAAGATGCGTAATGGAATTAAACGAATTATTAGCGAAGGCTGAGGACCGTTTATCGAAAATTCATCCGACGTTAGCCGATAAAGCACGCCAACTTATTGCGAAAGCACACGAAGAAGGAATCGATTTAGTAGTGACGCAAGGACTACGTACAATCGCCGAGCAGAACGCTTTATACGCGCAAGGACGTACAGCGCCAGGGAAAATCGTTACGAAAGCAAAAGGCGGCTCATCTTATCACAACTTCGGACTCGCTTTCGATATTGCAGTACGTAATGCAGACGGCTCAATCGACTGGGATTCTACGAAACTATATAGCCGCGTCGGTCAACTCGGAAAATCAATCGGACTAGAATGGGGCGGCGACTTTAAATCGATTAAGGATACGCCACACTTTCAATTAACGTTCGGCTTAACGTTGTCTCAACTTCGCGCAGGCAAACGTCCTAGCGGATCTACCGTTACTTCTGACGCAGCACCAGTCGTAGAGCAAGGCGCTAAAGGCGAACTGATTACGGACACTCAGGCGAAGCTAAATTCGCTAGGTTTTGATTGCGGAACAGTGGACGGAATTGCAGGCGCTAAAACAGTCGCAGCAGTTAAAGCGTTCCAAAAAGCGAACGGACTAGACGTTGATGGAATCGCCGGAACTAAAACGTTAGCGAAACTAGCCGAACTAATCGAAGCTAAAGCGAAACCGGCTGAACCTGTAGCGGAGGTTAAACCGGAGAAGGTCGAAGCGGCGTCAGCGCCAGCGAAGCCAATGCCGAAAGTAGCATCACTTGGCGACAAGTATTCCGTTCAAGTTAAAGCGAAAGTAGCGACGGGCGTATATAAAAACGCGGATATCAGCGAAAAGTCTAAAACGTTAAAAGCCGGCACAGTATTCAGCGTTTACGGATATACGACTGCAGCGTGGGCGGTTCCGGGCGGATTTATTCAAATGAAAGACGTTGAGCCAGTCGCAGTTACGATTAAAACGGGCGGATTAAATCCGTCAATGGAAGCGGACTTCCGTACGTACTTGAAGAAAATCGGCTTGGACGGCGCGTTGAATCTAGCGAAAGGCGGAAACCCAAGCGCTACGATTACAGCTAGCGGATTAGACCTCGTTAAAGTACGTAAATTCCTCGACGAGAAAGGCTGGTACTACAAATGAAATTCCGATTCGAATATGTAATCGCGGTAATGGTGCTCACGATTTTAGGTGCGGCGCTTTTTTATTTTGACGACTCAGAAGTACGCAACACAATTATTACGGCGTTAGTCGGCGCATTATCCGCCATCACTGCGTATTTCTTCACAAAGCATAATCCGAATAACAAGAACGACGAATAAATATTTGAACGATTGCGAATCTTTTTTCGCTTTCGTTCGTACATAGTATTATAATTAGAAAATAACGGAAACTAAACGGAGGAGATTTCGATGAGTTGGAAAGAGTTATTTCGTCAACGTGTTGCGGTTAAGATTTTAAGTGGGGGACATAACTTAAGCAAAGTCGCATTACCTACGCCAATCGTTAATGCTTCAATCGCTAAGGGCGACAAACCGGGCGAAGTATTTACGTATACAGCTTTCGGTGGCAAACTTGCCTGGAAACTAGCGGGTGTTGAATGGGAAGAATCGGCGACACGTAACGCGGGCAAGGCAGCTGGCGGAGCAATCGCAGGCACAATCGTCGCGGGCCCGTTAGGTGGAATCGCTGGCGCTGCGGTAGGCGGACGACGTAAAGACACATCGAAAGCCTACGTTTATCTAGTCGGCGAAGATGGCGTAGAACATACGCTTCATATACACTGCGATCAAAAACAATACGTAATGATTTCAGCAATGCTCGGCTAAAACGGCGCTCACCTTTCGCGGGTGGGCGCTTTTCTTCGTTTATAGGTCGAAAAAGTCCTCCGCCTTTACATTCGGATCCAACTTCCGCAACGCCTTCATAATTTTACTGAGCGTCTTGACCGTCGGCGAATAGTTCGGATCGCTGCACGCTCGGCTAATCGTCTCCTTATTTACGCCTGCAGCTTTCGCCAGTTCATTCTGCGTACGACCTTTCTTATCTAAATATCGTCCAAGCTTCGTTCTATTCTTGCCCAAGCCCCACATTCGAATTACCTCCGTTTGATTTCGTTAGCAACAGCCTCGCCAACCTTTACGGAAAATATTCACGAAATTACAAAAAACCGTAAACATAACCAACCCTACGCCCATATAGTATTTTAAAGCTACCGTCGCTTCTCTCCACTCCGTTCCTTTTCGCTCCTAACAAGACTGCGGTAGCCTACTCTCGCTTAGTCTCAACGTATTAAAACCGCGGTAGCGCATTCCGCGGTAAAAACTGCGGTAGCTTCCGCAGTAATTCGGAGGTATGTACAATGAAAGTACAAACGATTAAATTCAACGATTTTATGTCAAAGAGCTACCGTTATGAGCCACGAAAAATCAGCACGCCGATCTACTCTTTCGGCTTCACCTGGGCGGGATTCTTCAACATGTCCCCGGAAATTGCAGGCGCTTATTGGCTCGTATCAGCAGTCGGCTTGACCGCCATTATATCCAACCTTCTCGAAAATCACTTCGCCAGCCGAGGCGCGTCCCAAGCGGCCGAACTAATCGCAGGCGCTGCTAACGTCTTAATGCCCGTCACATTCTTCGGCTTTCTCATGGCGTTTCTATGGAGGTTAGTCGGATGAGTATACGTACGTATCTAACGCAAAAGAAAACGCTGAGAATGGCGCGTAGAGCGTTAAAACGAGCGTTCAATGCAGGCGGCATCTATATCGCTCACAAGAACAGCGGCGGCAAGCAAATCCGCCAGTACCCTCGCCTACTTGATATGCGACCGAACACTGAATCGGAAACATTTACGTATGTGTTTTCACTTCCGTTGGGTTTTTCGCCAGATGAGCTCCGTAAACGTGAGTATGTATTTCGGCAGGCTTTCGGCGGTAATATTGAGTTAGGTGGCGAAGATAAGGTTTTCACACTGACGTTGTTCAATCGCAGCAACGACGAAACAATCGATTATAACTACGGCGACTTCATGCGCAAGATCCACGGCAAGAAAATGCCGATCGTTTGCGGTAAGGATAAGCGCGGCCAATGGTTCACCTACGACATGGTTACGAATCCTTATGCGGTCATCGGCGGCGTTCCTGGCTCCGGTAAGTCGTCCATCCTTCGTATTATACTAACTACACTCATCCTTACGAAAAAGCCGTCAGAACTTTCGCTGTATCTCATCGACTGTAAACGGTCTGAGTTTCACCTCTTCCGCAATATCCAACATACGCAAGCACTCGAAAGCGATAAGCGCGGCGCCAATCGTATCCTAGACGAATTACACGCCGAAATGCTAGACCGCACTAAACTACTCGAAGTCTTCGGAATTGACCACATCGACAAACTACCGAAAGAGCACCGCAAACCTTACATTCTATTGTGTATCGACGAATACGTAATGCTGCGCGACGACAAACAACTCAACGCCAAGCTAATCGAACTCGTAGCGATGGGCCGTGCGCTTGGAATCTACGCTATCCTATCGATGCAGCGCCCTTCGCATAAAGTCATCGATACTACCCTTCGCGACTGCCTTGACGTAAGCATGGGCTTTAAAGTCCGCAATCAAACTAGCGCTGAGATACTCGAAACGCCTGGCGCAGAGAAGCTAACGAAAAGCGGTCAGTTTATAATCGACTTCCGTGGCGAGAATACCGAACTCAAAGCGCCATACCTCGATTTAGACGTGGCGAAAGAGCTTCTCAACGTTTATTGGCGAGCGCCTAAGTCTGCGACAAATGTAACGCCAGCACAGGAAGTAAAGCCGGACCTCAAAAAACTCACCGATAATATCTTCGGGCAAGACGATGAAAACTGGGAGGATGAATCCGAATGAAAAAACGTGACCTCGAAATAATCTCTACGCTTCAACAATTCCGCGCAATGACACGCGACCAAGTAGCCGAGTTGTTCTTCGGCCATACGAAAAAGAAAGCCCTCAACGCTAACGACGTACTGAAACGGCTGCGCGACCGCGGCTATATAGAGGCTGATACTAACCGTCAGCCTTACGTTTACTTTCCGAAACCTGCCCGCATTAAAACCAACGGTCAGAAAGTCGACCACTTCCTTAAAATCACCGATTTCTACCTTCAATTACGTGGCTATGGCGAAAAGGACCTGAAGCATTTCGCTGTTGAATCACAATTTCCTAACGTAGATGTAAGACCGGATATAATTATGAAATGGCGTGGATCCACCTTCTTCGTAGAGGTGCAAAATACGCAATACACGGCGAAAGTCATGCAACAGAAGATTGCGCGGTATGAAGCGTTCGCAAGGTCGGAGTTATGGCGTGAGTGCCTGCCGTTCAAAGTAAAAGCGTTCCCTCTCGTTTGGATTATCGCCGACCATAAATATAACGTGAGCAGTGAGTATGTGCGGATTATTCAAACGAAAGATGTGGCACAGCTTATTGCGATGACTAAGCCGAAACCACAACCTCCGAAAGATATCTCTATACGTATTGGATAGGCTCTGTAAACGTCCGCATAAATAATTTCATTTACGTAGTCATAAACGTTGTTGTTTTGCATATACTCTACTATAACAACAAAGGGAGATGTTCAAAATGAATAAAACACAGTTAATGACTTTACTAAAAGATAACTATAATAAGCAAATGTATTTATATGAAGTAAAAGGCTACGGTGAAACACATCCTGAAATACTTGAATTAGAAAAGGAATACATGAACATATTCAGTCAGTATGAAACTGCTGTTAAAAACGGATAACGACGCCTTGACTGGCGTCTTTTTTTTTGCGCAAAAAAAGCGACCGTGATGGCCGCCGTGTTAATCGTTATCATCGAATAAATTGAGCGAAAGCTGCTCGGCTCTCTTTCGGCGGTAATACGCATACTTAACCTTTTTTGATCGTTCTCTATTTTTATCGTAATACTCCCGATCACGCCCCGAAACGCAAACCCTACAATACGGACCGAGGCCTCCTAAGCCGTCTGCTTTATTGTGAAACTCTTTCGCTAGTTTTAATTCGCCACATTGACGACAAGTTTTGGCGACTACTTGGCCGTCGGTGTCTACGAAATAAACGAACCCTCTCGGCTTGGTTTTTTCGATATAACCTTTCGCTGATAATCCTTCTCTTAGCCCCATCCGCAAAACTCCTTTCGATTGTCTATAACACCTATTTTAATATATCCGTATCATAAGTCAACTTAGGTTGAACAACGGTAAACTTCCGAAAAAGCTAGTTGAACCTAAGTTAATCTACGTAATCAACAACGAAAATGCGGACGTTAATAAATACGGTTGTACTTCCGTAAATGTACATGTTATAATATAGAAAACGAAAAGGCGGTGTTATTATGGCGATTAAAATTACATTCGGAATTCAAAAAGGCGGAAGCTCCAAGACGACCACAGCCGGAATTACAGCGTGGATGCTGGCGCAGGAAGGTTATCGCGTTCTAGCTGTCGACATGGACTCGCAGGCCAATTTGACCGACTTACTTACGCAATTAGACATCGAAGAATTCGAAGGCCGCACGGTACTAGAAGCGATCAAGGCGGGCAATCCTAACGAATACATATATCGGGCAACCGACTACCTTCACGTATTGCCTAGCGACGACTACTTGGCGCTGCTCGCACGTCATTTATATACGGAACATCCTAACGATTGGAACATGGTGCTCAGACGCGTTTTAAGCCACGTAGAGGACGACTATGACTACGTAATTATAGATACGCCGCCAAGCCTCGGCGAGCCTGTTATCGCCAGCCTGTGCGCGTCAGATTACGTGGTAGTTTTGTGCGAATCGTCCAAGTGGGCGTTTACGGCAATCGATCGCTTTTTAGAGACGGTGGCACATGCGCAGATACACTATAATGATTCGCTAAAAGTAGCGGGAGTCCTGCGTAATCTTATAGACGGCCGCCGAAGCGACAGCAAAGCGTTTGCCGAGATTATAGGCGATAAATATAGCGATATTGTGTTTCCGCAAGTGGTACGGCGCAAGGCGGCCACGGGTAGAATTTCGCTGAACGGATTCGAAGATAACGCCGAGTTGACGGCGGCCATATCGGAATATAAACCATTTTACGAGGAGTTGATGCGTCGTGTCGGAAAAGTTAACGATTGAGGAAATTAAGGCGATGGCGGCCGAGGAGAAAGCGAAATTAACGAAAGCAGATTACGCTCATTTAAATTCGATGGATAAGTCGGTGGCGAAAATTTTAATAGATGAAGCGAAGAAAGGCGATAAGCAGACTGCGAGAGAAGAACTCGTAGGTACGCCGGAAGTTAGTCTGGCGGATATTAAGAAAGCGATCAAGGCGGAACAGAAGCGAAAAGTTAAGCCGAAGAAATTCGAAGATGAGCATTCGAAGCTGACGTTTTGGATCCGTGACGACTTGCGAGAAATGATTAACGAAGCTATTATCGGAGAAGGTAAAGGCGCGCAAACTCGCCTATTAAATACTGCAATAGAAGACTATTTTAAGAAGTTATATAGCGACATACAAAAACGTCCACAATAATGCGGACGTTTTTTTCGTATAAGTACTTGCCAAAATTGCCCGTACGTTGTATATTTAGGATAACAAAAGCGAATCGGATGAAATAAAAAGGAACCAGCGGATCGAAAAGTGCTACCAACACCTTCGACCGTGTAAATCGTGTCACTAGCACGATAAACAACCTCGACTGGAACCTTGTAATAACTATAATTAGTATACGCGTTTATTATACCGTATATTCTTATAGTATGCAAGGATTTTAACGCATTTTTCAGGCGTCTGTTTATCGTCATTTTACGATAACAGGCGTCTTTTTATGTTCCGAATCAAATCGGAGGATGATGGAAAATGGCGAAAAATGCGATCGAGGTAGTGTTAGATAAAGTAAATAAAGCGGACTATGCAACGTTTGAATCAATGTCAGAAATGCGCGAAGCGGTTAATGCGCACGTTAAAACGATTGAAGAAAGCGACCTGCGTCCGAACATGAAAACGAAGTTGGTACGTCTACTTGACTTCTTACGCGATAACAGCCGTGTGCATTTCGGTCTATCGTTTAAGAAGCAACGTGTGATTGCCGACTTCTTTGGCGTCAAAAAAGCGGACACGATCGGAATTTGGCTGAAGAAGCTTGCGGAATTAGGTTGCGTTAATGTGATCGCGACTAAGCGTAGTTCTACGATGCACCAGACGGCTAATTTCGTTCAGATTATGCCGGTTGAGAAAGTAGCGGCGGAAGAGGTCGTACAGGAAAAACGAGTACAAGATACGGGGTCCCAGGAGGACAAAAACAGGGAGCTAGAATACAAAAGCATTCCGAATACAAAATCTATAAATAATAAACAACGTTATAATCACGAACCAAAAGAGATAAATACCGAAGATTTAGACGCTACATACACACATGAATTTGTACCGAGTGAATTCGTTCAAACTGTTAAACCTTACATAAATAACGCTATCAAAATAGAAACATACTGGAACAAGTTCGCAATGGCGGTTAAACAAGTTAATAAGCACACTGGCGATGATTTGAGCGAAAGAACATTAACGGATATTGCTGTATCAGCGTTTAAGCAAGTTGTACGTAAGAAGCGTAAGGTTCGTGACATGGTCGGTTATTTCTACGGAGTATGTTATTACAAAGCGCATGACTATCGTATTGCTACGGAAGAAATGAAGCGTCAGGAACGTATCGAATCTATGCGTGAGAATGCAGAAATTCTTTTCGGTTAATTTTGTACAATTCCGGTTTCGAGATCGTCTAACACAATATAAGCGAAAAACTTTAGGAGAATATGCGCGAGGTTTATATCTATCGGCATAATATCCTGTGTAAGCGAAAAAAACTTTGTACCAAAACGAGTTTGACATCGTCTGATACAGTAACAGCGAAAAAACTTTCGAAAATCCCGTGCGAGATGGATTTTAATTTCGTAAGTTAAGTTATAAGCGAAAAACTTTCGAAGCAAACGTCCACTTTTCGAAGCTCGCGGATATTATCCGTTAGAGGCGTTAGTTTTCGCTGAATTAAACCGGAGGTGATTCGTTTGAGTAATGTCGTTGCATTTAAGAACGACGATAATCAGCCGCCACGTAAACCGCAGCCTAACGACAAATCGATTTTACTTGATAGCGGAGTCGGCTACGAAATTTACAACCGAGAACTCATGCGCAAAGTATTTCCGAGAATCATAAATGAAGCTTATGATGTAGCATACGCAGATTATAAGAGAAAGCCGGAGATTCGCGATGTAGTGGCGTTTTACTTCTTGCTCCAATCGTATATCGACGGTAAGCAACATAAGCCAGACGGAACAGATAGCGATAGATTCGGCGCCTGTTTCCTCAACTACGAATCAATACAGCAGCATTTACGCGTTGATCGTAACCGCATTAACTTGCTGGCGTCGATACTCGAGACTAATGGAATTATTCGAACGACAGGCCACTACGAAGGTACAAAGCGATTTAAGTGGTACTTTCCGAGTTTCTGTCCGCGAGTTACACCGGATGGCTATATCGTAGATGAGTTCGGAGAGATTATTACACCTGACTTTTCCGCATACTCAACTAAGAAGAAACGTTGATATGACGCTTAGTATGTCCAGAGCATACTACCGGTGATATGTCCTACGCATACTACGCATCGTATGTCCTGGGCGGAGTGTAATAATAGCAATACGTAAAATAGCAATTAGAATAATAGCAATAAAGATACTGACGTCAAGTACTTTCGCACAAATGCGAGTCATCGTGATTATTCAATCACTTGACTATCTATTAGGACGATGGATCTTAAATATAAAAGAATAACGAAAGGGGAAATGAGAATGAACGAAAGACCAAGATTACCGCGCGACGTGGCTGACGACTTGATGGACTTAGCGCGTGGTTGGAGCAAAGCAAAGTTATTAAATACGCGTAACTTTTTAGGCGAAAAAGAAATCCGCGGAATACCTCACGAATACTGGGGCGGAAAGATATCAACCTTCTTATCGTCTGATCCCGAAAGAAATATCCCTATCTACTGTGACGCAGTTTTACACGGATTTTATATAGAGGAGGAATCGGAATGAAAATTAAACTAAAACAAAGCGGATATGACTGCGGAGATCCTGGCTGTCCGGGGTACGAAGCCATATCAATCGAATTAGACGGAAAAGAAGTTTCACTAGAAACGCTTCTTGATACGTTGGGAGTTAGTTACGAAGTAGTCGAAGAGGATGAGTCGGAATGAACCACCTCAAAAAAGGCGACAAACTCAGACGAATCAGCGACGGCAAGCTATTCACGTATTTAAGTAGCGATGATTCAGACGACGAAAATTACGCACACGTCGAAGAAATGTTAGTGCCGGTGTATTTGCCCGATTTCGAGAAGGAGGAAAGCGAATGACTAAAACGAAAGCAACCGATTGGAACACGCTTCCTATCGCTGAATGGGTCCCGAAAACTTTCCAAACGTATCTTGCCGACAAATATAAAGAGAAATACG